AGACAGGTGGGCGTGGGCCTCGATGTCCCCGCCCAGCTTTTTCAGCTCCGCCTGAAGCTTCTTCCGGGAGGCGTCGTCCAGCTCTGCGTCAGCCTTGATCTTGGCGTCGAGGCCGGCGATCTGCTCCTTGAGCTTGCGCTGGGCCGCCTTCTCCAGCGAGACGTCCACGCGGACGTCCGACTTGATGTTGGCGATGCGCTCTTTGATCTCGGCGACGTCCTTGCCGTCGATCTCGATCTTGGCGTCGATGGCGGCCTCGGTCTTGCGGATCGCCTCCAGGGCCTTGCGCCGGGACTTCTCGTCAAGGTCCACGCGGGCCTTGATCGCGGCCTTCATCTCGTCCAGCTCACGGCCGATCTTGGCCACGGCGTTGTCGTCGAGGACCGGTCTGACTGGCGTGCGCCACTCGGCCTGACGGAGCTTCTGCTTGATCTCCTCCAGGTCGCGCTTGGAGATACCGACGTCTGGGGAGGCCTTCGTCTGCGCGATGGCCGTCTCGATGCGGCGCAGGTCCTTCGGGTCGATCCTGGCGTTGACCTGGAGCACGAGGCCGTCGAGCGCGTCCTTGACGGAGTCGCGCATCTCGCGCGCCCACTTCTCGGCGGCCCGCTCGATCCGCTTGCCGATCTTCTTGAGGCTCTTCTCGATGCCTCGCTCAGCGTCTCCGCGGAAGTCGCGCGCGTCAGCGCCGACCTCTACGACGACCTCGCCGATCTTGTCTGCCACGGGCTACCCTCCCCGCTCGTACGTCGAGCGGGCGGCATCGCGGCCCGACTCCTGTCTGAGGCCATGATACCGCCCGCATAGGCGTGTCCTATAGGTGCTGTCACATCCCGAGGGATGACTTAAGGGACCCGAAGCCCGACGACTCGTTGCCCGAGTACCACGGGCTGCGCGAGTCGTTGACCTCGACGCCCTTGGGCGGGAGCCACAGGTCCCTCTTCAGCTTCTCGGTAGCGCCCTCGTCCTCGGCGTTGCGGGTGAGAATCCACCACATGACGTGGCAGAACCGGTTCAGGGGCAGGGTCTCCAGGTCGATCCCGTGCCCGAGGCAGAACCCGTCGATGTAGTCCCACTCCGTATGCGCCGAGGCTAGGAGGCGCTGGATCACGTAGGAGGGTTCTCCCCGGCCTCCTCCATGACGGCGGAGATGAGATCGGTCAGGTCGGGGATATCGAGGTCGTCGGCGGGGTTCTTCAGTCGCTTGACGACCTCGGCGCCAGTCTCCTTGCCGAAGAGGACGTGGCACCACTTGGCCAGGCCCTCGATGATCTTCTCCGAGTCCTCGTCGGCGTCCTTGAGCGCCTGGGACAGGAAGATGGCAACGGCGGCCTTCGGGGGGCGGACCTTGTACTCGGTACCGACCAGTTCAACGGTGATGGACTTCCGGGTCTTGCCGGGGATCGTGATAGTAGCCATGAGGCGATTCTAATGGAAGTCAGAGGGCCTGATAAGCCGTACCGCGTCGCGAACGAAGTGGGCCCCCTCGATCCCCTTGACCCACTTCGCGAAGACGGCCTGGCTCGAGCCCTTTGGGGTGAAGACCATGCGCTGCGCCTTGACCGGGCCGTGAGCCCGCGTGCCCTTCTCCTGGTAGGCGGCATACGGTGTACGCGCCCCGATCTCGAAGGTCGGGTTGAGCGGGTGCTTGCCGGGGACGCGCTCAATGGTGACGGAGTTAACCATGCGACCAGAGTTCACGCGCCCCTTGGCACGGATGTTGCGCTGGATGCGGCCCTGAGTACGTCGGGACGCTTTCAGGGCCGCCTGCTTAGTGATCTGGGCCACCTTGTCCTCGCGGATGGGGCTCTTGAACCGGACGTTTACGTGAACCATCTCACACCTCCAGCCTGGGAGAGGCGTTACGGGCAGTTGAGCCGGACCGTGAAGGTCCACTCGCCGGCCACGCAGCCCCCGTCGGGTCCAGACGCCTGCCAGTCCATGTCGTTAGCGTTCGTGGACGACGTCAGGAACTTGCCGAGGTCGGCCATGTCCTGGTGCAGTACGGCCGCGTCGGCTGTCAGGTCGAAGGGGCGGGGCCCGCGGCCGCGGTCGTCCACAACCTCTACGCAGCGAAGCGTGCCGAGGGCGTAGGTCGCGGCCCAGTAGCGCACCGAGCACGCCTCGCCGTCGGCGGCGCGGGGGCCGAAGACCGGGGAGCCGGAGACGGTGCGGACGTAGAGGTGCCCGGCGCAGCACTCGTCCCAGGCCACCTCTGCGCCGGGCGCGACGTAGGCCTGCGAGACGGCGTTGGACAGGGCCTGGGCTCCGCCCTTGAGCAGGGCGAGCGCGGTGGAGTGGACGACCGACGGCTCCGGCGAGGCGACGCGACCGGACAGGGCCGCGTAGTCCTCGTTCTGCTGCCGGTTGCGTCGGGTCAGCCGCGGCGAGGGGCTCACCAGATCACCCCGACACGACGGTTGGACGGCTGCCGGCGCGCGTAGTCGTCGGGGTTGTAGGCCCGGGCGGCCTGACGGGGCTTGCGGATCGAGGCGACCCAGGAGTCCACCAGCCAGATTCCGGTGCGGCCCCCCTGCATCTCGTCGAAGTCGTCCTGGACCTGGACGGTGACGCCCTGGCGGGTGACCGACTGGAGGCGCGCCGGGAGGGCGCAGTCGCGGTCCATGCAGGCAGCCTTGGCGAGCTCGAGGGCGAGCACGCCGCCGGCGACCTGCCCGCCCTCAGGAACGGGGACGCCCTGGGAGTAGCGAATCTCCCAGGTGCCCTCCTCGGTCGTCGGCCGGGAGAGGTCTTGTACCGGGGGGAATACAAGCGGAACATCGGGGCCGAGCGGCGAGGTGCGCCCAGTGAGCTGGAGCACCGAGTGGTTGATGAGCCGGTACGCTCCCAGCGGAAGCACCTTGCCGTTGATCGTGACCTGGTGCACACGGTGGACGTTCCCAGGCAGGCGGATGGCCGGGGTCCCGGAGGTGTGGGTACACATAGGACCACACACGCCGCACACGACGTCATGCAGAACGCCGCCCAGGCGGAAGGGCAGGAAGCCTCGCAGGTAGTCTTGGGACTGGTAGGTGGGCGGCGGCACGCAGTCGGCCGGCTCGGGACGGATCACAACGATGTCGGTCCCGAACCGCCGCCCGGTCCACTCCCAGAGCAACTGAGTCGCCATGGCCTCGAAGGTGTGCTGCTGCTCGGGCCTGCCGGCCTCGTCCAGGTACTCCTTCAGGTCCTCGCACGCGCTGTAGGAGACCGGCCAGTCTCCCGGGCCGTAGCCTCTGTCAATGTCCTGCATGCCCTCTCCTACAACGCGTGCGTGGTGCGGGATGGCTACGCCGCCTAGGTGAGTCATAGGCGGTGCCCGCACGGATGAGTATACCTATAGGCGCCGCCTAAGGGCCGTAGAGGCGGTTTCACGTGAAGCCGGTATGGTGACAGCCCCGCAGGGCGTTTGTGCGCTCTACGGGGCTGTCAGTGCCTCTGAGGGGTATCAGGGGACGGTGACGGGCTGGTCGCTGTCCGGCGGGGGAGCGAGAGCCGTGTCGATCATGAGGAGGTGGTCGAGCGGGTCGAGGGCTGTAGGCAGCTTCGCGTTGACGAAGCCGCCGCCGCCGGCGTTGGCCTTCTTGACCACGTCGTAGGGGCCGACGCCCCAGGCGTTGCCGGACTTGGTGACGGCGCCGGTCATGGAGAACGAGATGGCGTCCTCACCGGTGACCTCGATGTCGCCGATGGTCCCGGCAGTGATGAACGGCAGCAGGAGGTAGCCGCTGGCGTCCTCGGCGCCGGCCGCGCAGGCCTGACCTGACAGGCCGGTCCACAGCTCGAGCGCGAACTTCTTCTCGATCTTGCCGTAGGCAACCTTGAAGCCCGCGGTGTCGCCAGCGTGGTCCAGGTACTTCGTGGCGTTGGTCACGATGTCCAGGACGGAGGGGTTCACGCCGCAGAACTCGAGCTCGACCGTGAAGTACTTGAAGGTGTTGGACTGCTTCTCGTTGACGCACAGGGAGCCGTCGGCCTTTCGGACCGTGATCTCCGTGCCGTCCTCGACCTCGGCGGCGAGCTTGACCGACACGAAGCCAGAGGTGGCCACCGGCTTGTGCTGCGCCTTGTCGAACTTTCCGCAGGTGTCCAGCGGGGTGACGCGGATGCGCTTCCCCAGCACTGGTGTGTATGAGTGCGTCTTAGCCATGGCTCAGCGCATCCTTCCCGTTGGTGTTGGTATCGGTGAGTAGGTCATCTGGGCTCAGAACGTCCGAGGCTTGTAGGTGCCCGAGCCGGGGTCGGTCCTGACCTGAACCTTGTAGGCGTCATCGAAGTTGTAAGCGATGACGTACTGGCGCTCGGCGACGGCCGTCAGGTCGTTAGTGCCCTTGTCGAAGCCCCCGGCTGCGTTGGTCGACGTGAAGACGTCTCCGCGGTAGATCTGGATCGGGCCCGTGGAGACAATGACCGGGGGCTTGTCGACGTAGCCGTAGCCGGCCACGACGGGGGTGCCCATCTTGGTCCGGAACGTGCCGTCAGGCAGGCACTCGAACATCTGGCGGGCCGTCAGCAGGCCGCACAGGCGCCTCGACACGTGGAACGTGGGGCGGATTCCCGGAGTGCGGGCGTAGTGCTCGGTAGCGTTCCAGGCGCTCTCGGCGTCCTGGGGGCCGGAGTTGTTGGCCCACTCCTGAACGTTAACCAGGGCAGGGCCCGCGCCCTTGACGCCGGACCACAGGGCCTTCTCAACCTCGTACTCCTCGTACTGAGCGAGGCGCTGGGCCGCGATGGCGACGGCCTCCTCTGGAGTGTGGTCGAGAGGCGTGGTGCGGAACACGGCGTAGAGGGTCAGCGGCTCCAGGGACTCACGGGTCACCCCATTAGGCGTGTCGAGGACCTTAGGCAGGCCCTTGACGGTGCCCGGCTTCTGGTACTGGCCGATGGAGCCGATGTCGACTCGTGCGACGTCCTCCCAGGTGACGCCGTTCTCCCAGCGGATCGAGGAGTCCTCGATGGGCGCGAACTGGGAGAACAGCCCGCCGGTGGGACGCTGAGTGACCGGCGCCTCGATGCGCTGCTTCGGTGCGATGATGGGCATCTGTCCTCCTTGCTGGACGGTGACTGGCTAGGGATGGTCACGGGGCGGGCGGGGACTTGCCGCCGCCCGCCCCGGAGTCATCACTTGGCCGGGTCAGCCGTGCCGTTGGCGAGGAGCTTGATGCCGGTGCCGGTGCCGCCGTTCGGGTTGATCGGCACCGTCACGACGCGGGCGTCGTGGCCACGCTTGGCGACCAGGTAGCCCTCCTCGGTGAACAGGGCGGTGTAGTCGTTCTGGCCGAGCAGGACCGAGTCGTAGACGGTGTCCAGGGTGATGACGTCCTGGCCGCCCTTGACGAAGGTGCCCGCAGAGTAGAGCAGGAACTTCAGGCTGGAGCCCCAGACCTTGAAGGCCGAGGCGTCGCCGGTGAGGGCCTGCCAGTCGTAGACGAACTGGGGGTTCACGCCGCGAGCCTTGAACCAGGCGTCGATACGGGCGTCGTTGACGTCGGTGAGGTCGACGCCCTGGCGGCGGGACAGGTCGGTGCGGATGGCGCCGTGGACCCAGTAGGGGAAGACCGCCTCCAGGGTGGTGGAGCGGGACAGGCGCTGCGCGTAGCGGTAGTGCTCGACCTGGAGCTCGATGGCGGTCAGGATCGGGGCGGCGGCGCCGATCTGACCGGCGTCCATGGAGACGGCGGTGGACTGCCGCTCCATGGAGGCGATGATGCGCTCGCTCATCTTGTGCTCGTGGGCGACGAGGGCGCCACGGATGGTGCGGGCGACGAGCTCGGGGTAGCCGCGCTGCTGAAGCAGGTTGGCCTGGATGTGGATACCAGC